GACCACATTGATTGGCATGTAGACAAACAGTAGTTGACAGCCTGACTGGGATGGTAGTATGTTGGTGATGTGGTTTGTGAATAAACCGCACTAACAGAAGGAATACCAGTGGAAACACATTCACTTGTTGAGGCGTTAAAAACGCCACAAGCACACGGTATAGGCGTGAGTTGCAAATTCACACAAATACGTGACATCCTCTCTGCCGAAGAGATGGAAGCCCTAGATAAAGCAGTTGACGGTATTCGTCAAGATGCTGGGATGGGAAAGTCCAAAAGGTTTAGCGCCTCATGGTTATCAAAAGTACTTGATTCTTTTGGTCATTATGTAAGTGTTTCAACTGTTCAACGTCACGTAAACAAGGAGTGTTCTTGTGAGCGAATTAGCCGATAAATTAGCCACACCCCCTGAGTCCAAAGCACAAGCCCTTGGCAAGTTAGTAGAAATTCTTGACCGTCAAAACATTGACATCAATGAAATTGGTTCTGTAAAGCGTGTAAGCCTTTACCAGTCATTGACTAAAGACCAAGACGGCGAAGCCCAAATCCATGACCTTGCGGCTATCCAGTTCTCCCCTAAATGGGCAGAAGGTCCTGAGTGGGACCCTGTTAACCAAGGTCCTGCAATCAAACTTCCTAAAGTTACTGTTAAGCAGTCGGTGTCTACTTGGAAGAAATGTGTTGTTCTTCCTGACATTCAGGCTGGGTTCTTTCGTAATGCAAATGGAGAACTGGTTAGTACCCACGACCCAGTTGCAATGGACTACGCACTTGCAGTTATTAAGGCAGAAAAGCCTGACATCGTAGCCCTTAACGGAGACAACGCTGACCTTCCAGAAATGTCAAAGTATCGGTTGAGTCCTGCATTCTCTATGACTACTCAAGCAACAATTGATTACTTGACTACGTTGTGTGCCCAAATCAGAGATGCGGCTCCTTACGCTCGCATTATCTGGATGGAGGGTAACCATGAGATTCGTCTTACCAACTACATCATTGACAATGCTAAAGCCGCATTTGGTTTGAAGCAGGGTAATACCCCAACCTCCTTCCCAGTGCTTTCTATTCCCTTCCTGTGTCGTTTTGATGACTTTGGGGTGGAGTATTTTGCTGGATACCCTGCCAGCCAGTTCTGGCTAAATAACCGCATCAAGATTATTCACGGAACCAAGGTGGCTTCAGGTGGCTCTACTGCCCACAAGTACCTAGGCACAGAGAAGTCATCCGTGGTCTATGGTCATATTCACCGCCGTGAGTGGGCTGAGCGCACCCGTAGCGATTGGGATGGTCCAAAGACCATTGCCGCCATCTCCTTCGGCTGTCTAGCCCGTGTGGACGGTATGGTGCCATCTACCAAGGGTGGTATGGACCTAGATGGTCGCCCAATCACCTGCGTAGAAGATTGGCAACAGGGGCTTGGGATTATTTACTACCAAGAGGGTGATGGTGCCTTCCACCCTGAAATGCTTCCAATCCATGACGGAACCATGTTTTATAAGGGCAAGTTGCTGGGTGTAGAATAACCAAATGGACCTTTTACCCGACTTCAAGAAATTCGTAGAATCTGTATTCGGGAAGAAGAATCCTACTAAACCTCCACTTGTTGAAGTCCTTTGGTTAGACGCTTCTGACATTGAGAACGGCTGGTTTGGTCATGAAGAAATTCAAAAAGCCAAGCCAGCAAAATCACTTTCAGTTGGTTACCTCATGCACAAAGATGCTGAGTGTGTGAAGTTAGTGTCACTTATTAATGACACCCATGCTGGAAATGGAATCATGATTCCTGCTGGCATGGTGCAAAAGATTAATTACTTACACCGCTAAACGTAGTATCATTGGGGTATCCCCTTCTATCAGGAGCATTCATGGCTACAAAGAACCAGCAGGTCGCAGACCAGACCCTCAAGGGCGCAGTTGTCGGCGCACTTTCATACTTTCTCGCTAAGGCAAACATTGATGCTGGCGCTCAAGCCGCAATCATGCCACTTGTTATCACAGGTCTTGCCTATGCAAGCACCCTTGTAGGTGACAAGGGAACTGCAAACTTCCTTGCTAAGGCTTCCGTAGAACTTCCTAAAGTTGTTGAAGAAGTTACTGCCGCTGTTGAGAAGAAAAAGGCTCCTGCTAAAAAAGCAGTTGCTAAAAAAACTACTGCTCCAAAAGCCTAAGTTAGATAACTACCAGTCCTTGGTGGTAAGGTGTATGCAACATGGCAGTTGATTTTTGGTCCCCATCCTATAGAGCGTCTTCCAGCGACCTCACAGTTGCAATTTCACCACTTGGTTTGGTGGAGTTGGCAGACGAAGAGTTTGAAGTACATGGTCCTCGTCTAAACCGTTACGCATCTGCATGGGCTTGGTACCTTGGTCACCATTGGTCTTATCGCCGTGAGATGGGTGAGTCTCAGTTCTACATGAACTATGTCCGTACAATGTCGGACTACATCACTAACTTTTGTTTTGGTAAGGGTATTCAATTCCGTTGCCCAGAACAGAATGCCGCTATTATCCCTAACCTCCTGCATGAAGTGTGGGATATGCATAACAATAAGCATTATGTTTTGTGGGAATTAGGTCAACTTGCATCGGTTACAGGAGATGCTTTTGTTAAAATTGCTTATGAAGAGCCATTTGTAGACTCTGTAGGTATTCCACATCCTGGTCGTATTCGTGTTGTTCCATTGAACCCAGCACATTGTTTTCCTGAATATCACCCCCATGACCGTGACCGTCTTCTTCGCTTTAAGTTAAAGTACCGTTTCTGGGGTACATCTCCTGAAGGTACTCGTCAGGTTTACACCTTTACAGAAATCCTTTCTGATGACCTTGTACAACAATTCATCAACGATGAATTAGTGGATGAGTATCCAAACGCACTTGGAACAATCCCAATCGTTCACATTCCTAATGTGACCATTTCGTCGTCTCCGTGGGGTCAATCAGACATTTGGGACATCATCCCTCTTAACCGTGAACTCAACGAAAAGATGGTTGAAGTTTCTGACATCATCAACTACCACGCCGCTCCTGTAACAATCATTACTGGCGCTAAGGCTTCTCAGTTAGAGCGTGGACCTAAGAAGGTTTGGGCAGGTCTTCCTAAAGATGCCAGCGTATTCAACCTTGAATCACGTGGTGAGATGTCTGGTGCACTGGAGTACATCCAAGTAATTAAGCGCACCATGCATGAGATAACAGGTGTGCCTGAAACTGCCCTTGGACAAATGCAACCAATTTCTAACACTTCTGGTGTGGCTTTGGCTATTCAGTATCAGCCAATGATGAACCGCTTCAACATGAAGAAGATTCACTTTACTAAGGGTCTTGAGCGGATTAACGAAATTATCATTCGCACTGCGGCTGTATTTGAGCCACAGATGTTGGTGTTTGATGGGTCTAAGTCTGCCCAACCTGAACCAGACCAATTGACACAGTTAGACCCACTTGACCCTCTGACTTATCACACCACTGTGCACTGGCCTGAGCCACTGCCAGTTGACGTTCTCATTAAACTCAACGAAGTCCAAGCAAAGATGCAACTTGGGCTGGAGTCTAAGCGTGGCGCTCTTCGCATTCTTGGCGAAGAATTCCCCAACGAAAAGATGGCAGAAATCTTTGAAGAACTTCAAGATGACGCCCTTGACCAAGGTGCCTTAGACATGATGAGAGCACAAATCCAGCAGGCCATTATGTTGGCAACTGGCATGGTTTCTGGTGAAGCAGGTGTTGAGCCAGCCTCCGCTGGAGGTGCTAATGTATCTACAACAGGTGAACAAACATCTGCCCCCCTCCCTGGGGTCGGTGCCGCTATCGGCATTGAAGGGGAACTCGTAAATAAAATTGTAAGTAAGGCTTACGGTGCAAGGTTCGCCCAGCGTCGTAATCCTGACGAAGATAACTAAACGTAAACAAAACAAGTTCCAATTAGCCAAACAAACAAGGTAGGTAACCATTATGGCAAAGAACCCTAATATCCCCGAAGGGGACATCATTACAGTCCCCGTTGACTCCCCACAAGTGGAGCAATTCGTAGAGGATGCAATGAAGAAAAGCAATTCCAAACTCTTTTCTGAGGATGAAGTAGAAAACATCCGTAAGCAGGAAAAAGACAAGATGTACAAGCGTCTTGAAGAAGCCGATACACGAGTAAAGGCAATGGAAGAGCAACTTGGTCTTATTACATCTGAGCGTGAAAAAGCCATGGAAGAAGCAGAAAAACGTGCTGCTAAAGAAGCAGACCTTATCCGTGAGCGTGAAACTTCTGAACTAAGTGCAAAAGAACTTCTTCTAAAGCGTGAAGACGAATTCAACGTAAAGTTGTCTCAAATTGAACAGGACTACAAGAATCGTTTTGACGAGATTGAACGTCAGCGTTCTCAGCAAGAAGCATTGCTTGAAAAAGAACGTGAAATGCAGGCTTTGCAGTCGTATCGCAACCGTCGCTTGAATGAAGAGCAGGAAGCAATCATTCCAGAACTTATTGACCTCATCGCTGGAAACAGCCAAGAGGAAATAGAAAACTCAATCGCTGTGCTTCGTACACGAAGTAGTGCTATTATTGAATCAATCCAACAAGCAACCCAGCAACAGCAGGGTCGTTTGAGGGGAGTGCCACCAACGGCACCTCCCGTTGGGCCAATGGAGAATCAAACGGAATACCAAACGCTTACAGCCGAAGACATTCGGAATATGCCAATGGAACAGTATGCAAAGATGCGTGAACGGCTCATGAATGCCACCCCCTCTCGTAGGGGTCGGTACTAAAATATAACAAATATTATCCTAGGAGGATAAACAATGGCCCTTCCAGCCCCACAAGGTGGAGCAATTACAGGAGCAGGTCTTGGTGCAATTACCACCACAGGCTACTCAAGTGATTCAACACTTTCCCCAGCAATCCAGACAATTTGGTCCAAAGAAATCTTGTTCCAAGCAATGCCAGTGCTTCGTTTTGAGCAGTTTGCAGTTAAGAAGACAGAACTTGGTGTTATGCCAGGTCTCACAATTAACTTCATGCGCTACAACAACCTTTCGGTTAACGAGCAGACAGGCGCACAGTTGGTTGAAGGCGTTCGCATGGAGCCAGTGGCTCTCTCTGCTAGCCAGATTCAAATCACTGTCAAGGAACAAGGTCAAGCAACTGCTGTAACCGAATTGCTTCTTAACGCATCATTTGATGACGTTATGGCTTCGGCTTCACGTCTCCTTGGTCGTCACATGGCTCAGTCAATGGACGCACAGGCACGTAACACGCTTTACTCTGCTGGTATTCCTTTCGGTGGCGGTTCTGCTGTTGCTCCAAACGTTGTGTTTGGTCGTACAGCCGCTGCTACCCGTGGTTCTATCTCGCCTTACGATGCAGGTACCCTTGGTGCTTCTGCTTCTCCTGGCTACATGTCACCTGCTTCCATCAAGGACGCAGTTGAAGTACTTGCTGGACAGAACATTCCTCGCCTTGGTGACACTTACGTATGTTTCGTTCACCCTTCACAGAGCCGTTCAATCCGTGACTGGCCTGAATTCATTGAAGTAACAAAGTATGCCGCTCCAGGTAACTTCATGCTCGGTGAAATTGGTCGTCTCTATGACGTAGTATTCATTGAAACCACACAGGTCTTGAAGACTTCATCGCTTGGTTCAGGCGTTGTTGACATCAACACAGCATCTGCTGGTGCTCAAGAGCCTGCGGCTGATTCATACTCCGCCATCATGATTGGTGACAACGCCTTCGGACAGGCCATTGCATTGCCAGTGGAACTCCGTGACGGTGGCGTCATTGACTTTGGTCGTGAGCATGGACTTGCTTGGTATGCAATCTGGGGCTTCGGTGTCATCACCGCAGAATCCCGTGTACTTATCAACACTCTCGGTGGTGCAATCTCCTGATAAAGGAGTGAGCGATGGGTGGGGGACGAAAGTCCCCCACTTTCACCAAAATCCCAACTACAAAAAGGACCCAAAGTGTCAACTACTCGTAAAACAAATGTATTTGCAGAACCTATCTTTGAAGACGAAGAAGAAGTTATTGCAACTCCTGTCCCATCAACAGACCCCGACCTCAAGCGTTCTCGCATTAAAGGCACTTGGGCAATGTACTGGGCTGGAAAGACTTATAATTTTGAGGATGGCAAAACATATACCATCCCCGTTGGTCTTTTTGAACACCTAAAGGCACACGGAAACATCTACGACACTCTCTGAGGTAACTAATGGGTTTCCACATCCCGAACGCTCCACTTGCCTCTGTAATTGACCAGTCCGAGCCAGATAGTGGTGACTTCCAAGCCCTTGCTACGAGAAAGACTGGCGTTGTATCTGGTTGCGTAGTTGCCGCCAATACCGTCCCTGACCAAACTGTTACTGTCACCGATGGTGAAGTAATTTCTAATGGCGTCTATTACAAACTT